TCACCAGTAACACCTTACTATTTAAAAGGTATTGCTAGTGCAAAAGATGTAGTTAAAAAATTTATGAATAAACCTAGCTTTACAGATAAGCTAAAGTAAATGTTTAAAACTAAGGTAAGGATAAATATTAATGAACTTTATAAATACATTAAAGATGCTATTAAAAAAATGCGTCTCGATATTAAACGTAATCAGAACGAAATTAGATCTCTTCGTTCGAAAATACATACGTTAAACAAAAAAATAAAAGGAGAATGATATGAGTTTTGGAATGCCTCAAGGACCTTTAGATCCAAGAGTAACAGCAGAAAGGCAGAATGAAAGCATTGAAGCAATTCAAGCTGTTATACAAGCGATTTCTCAAGGTCAAGATTTAAATTCATTTGATCCTAAAGCTATAAGTGCTGCAAAGCATCAAGTAACTAACAGAGCAAATGAACTAAGTAATATGATAAATTCAACTAGCCTACCTCCAAACGTAACTCGTGAAATGTTACGTAATGAGTTAGATATGTATCAAGGCTTTGCTGATAAATTAGCTGAAGATGATCCTGAGTTTGCTGGATTAATGGATGCTGCTTTTATAGGTGCTGGTATATATGTAGGTGCTAAATATGGCCCTATGGCAGCAGCTAAAGCAAAAACAGGAGCACAAGCTGCTTATGGTTTTGTTAAAACAAAAGTAGGAGGTGTTCCTTCTTATGCTGCTCCAGCAGTAGACGCTGTTAAAGGTGCTTATGGAGCTGCAGCAGGATACGCTAGTCCTTATTTTCAACAAGCTGGACAATATGCAAGATCAGGTTTAGGTTCTGTAGCAGATTATGCTAGTAGAGGAGCTTCTTACGTTACAAGTCCTGAATTTTCTCAAAGTATGGGAGATATGAGACAACGTGTAGGAAATTATGGTCAAAGAACATTTGGCTATGGCAAACAAGTTATGGGAGCAGCTGGTAAAGCTATACGTAGAGCACTTAAACTGCCCTTCTAGTGGATTTTATAGCTCTTCTTGAACAGTTTGGAGTTCCTGTAGTGGTAGCTCTAGCTTTCGGTTTCTTTATTTGGAAACAAAATAAGTTTATACAAGATGAACTTATGGAAGAGCTAGATGAACGATTTAAAAGATTAGAGGGTATTGTTATCAAGCTTATTGATCAACAGAAATTAATGCAAATGGATATTAAGGAATATAAAGGTGCATTACGCATGTTTATAAGGTTACTAAAGCAGTTTAAAAAGTGACACAATTTGATATATTAATGATAACATTTGCACTTCTTTTAGGATTTTATTTAGATAATTATGAAGCTCATAATCCTTGTCCAGAATACTGTAAAATCAATCATAATCATAGAATAAAAAAAGGGACCTAAGTCCCTCTTTTCTTTTCGACGTTATTCTTCTTTATTTTTCACATAGAAAGCCATAAACATAGCTCCTATGATGAAACCTGATATAAACATCATTTAGACCTCCTAAAAACTCTTTCAATAGCCTGGCTTAATTTATCATCTAAATTGTCAGGTATATCTATCGTTTTTCGCTCTGTTTGTTTTTTGATATTTTTAGGTTCTTGAACAGACTTAGGTTTAACAAGAGAATCTTCACCATAGTTCTCTTTAAAGTATTCTTCAATTTCTTCTCTGTATTTTTCAACGCCATTACTGTATACTGAACTAAGTAATTGCTCAAGATATCTTAGTTTTTCGTAAGTCATAATTACCTCCTAATTATGCTTCTCCGCTCTCCTCATCAGATATTATTGAATCTAACTTGTATAGATTGGAGTCAATTAAAGTTTCTTTGTGATAAACATCTATATTAACATCACCAGCTATTTCATCACATTTAATATTAAAATAATCACTACTAAATTCCCAGTTATTAGAACCTACTATTGAGATAGTTTTATTAAGAATATCAATATAATGTTCTCCAATATCACTATCTCCTATTAAATCATATAGAACGATTCTTAAGGTATTTAGTTCCCGTGTTATTTCACTTTTAGTCATTTAATTAACTCTATCCATTTGTCTAAATCTAATACAACATATGGTTTTGTCCTATTCTTTTTAACAACAAGTATAGGTACATATTCACCAGCATTACTTTCAGTTTGCTCTAAGAATTTCCATATTTGTATTCTTTCTTGATTTTTACATTCAAAACTATAAGGTATTAGTTTTCTTGCAGCAGGAGTAAGAATTATGTCTTCTCCTGTCATACCCATAGTTTGAGATTTAATATCATCTTCATGAAGGCTAGGGAAAGCCTTACGTAACTTATCTCTAAGACAGTTTTGTAAGGCTCTTCCTTTAGCTTTTACTGATCTAGGTTTCACGGGAGTAAGTGTTTCCATATAGAGATTCCTACAGAACCACTAATTGGTCCTACACCTAATGTAATCTCTACGTGATTACCTTTTAATCTACAATATGATATTCCTATTAGAAACATACGGAGGAGTATCATGTTCTGTGCTATCATATCGTTTTCTTCTTTTGTGCGTATTTGACATAGCCATTTTATCATTTCATTACCTCGAATTGAAAGTTATTAAAGTTGAATTTACAAGCTAGGTTGAAACCTGTTTCATCCCTAGATGCTAAAGACTTTATAATTCGCTTATTAGACATATCTCTATCACCCATAATACCGATGATTTTGTCTGCTTTTTGTTCTATAGCTGAATTACCTTTAGCACTATGGACATCTAAAGTATCTCCATAGCTTGCTCCTTTACTAATGTGACTTACACCTATTATAATAACATTATTGTTTTGTGCTATTTGCTTTAAACCATTAACAATTTTCTCAGTCTTTAAGAATGAGTCATTATTATAGTTTACTCTAATAGCGTCTATAGTATCTACTACTACTATTTTAGGATTAACTTCTGTTATAACATCACTCATTGAGTCTATTTCTGGACTCACTGTCATGATATTGATATGGTCAATAGATCTCTGTAGCTCTTTGATCTTATCAAGTTCCTTATCCATGAATAATCTATCGATTTCATATTTCGTTAAACCATTTGCTATTTGCAGAAATCTTCTAAATATCAACGTATCATGAACTTCTAATGATAGATATAAAGAAGAGAATCCTTTCAATGATGCTACTATATTTTGTATGAATGCAGTTTTTCCTAATTTGGTATCACCTATTAATACACCAAGTTCCCCTGGGTAAAATATGTAATCTGTCTTTAGGTCGTATAAGTCCTTTAAATTGAAACTAGATTCTGTAAAATCTGTTTGTATAAAGTCCATATACTTTTCAACTAATTCATTAGAACTGAATACTTCTAAACCGTAATCTCTATGTTTATAGTATTTGCATAATGGATCACAGAACTCTACCATAAATGGATCGTTGCAGCTATATCTATAGTTTTTATCAAATACATCGTCTACTATCCTAAGCAATTCATGCTGTTCTAGTGACGGTACTGATGCTTTAGATAAAGCTAAACAAGCATTTCTGTTCATCCCCATTCTTTTATATGCACTTACCATACGTAACAATAGATTATGTCTTCGACCAGACTTGTTAGCAGTATACATTTTCTGTACGCAAGTTACATTGCCATTGTATTTACCATTTGCTACTTGCTCTCTTTCCACTTGCAATTCAGGTTTCTTTGGAATAACGATACTTTGTTTCCAATTAATCTCAGGCTCTTCTTGTAACCAAGGTTTATTAATATCCCTAAACCATTGTTTACTAGCCTTTTTCATAATATCTTCATATTTAAATTCAGATATTTCCTGTATTGTTAGTGGTATTTTATAACGCTTGCTTTTCATATTATAAGAATAACCTACCCGCATTAGTCTGCCTTTATCATAAACGTTATCTATATCTTTAAACTCTTTATGTAAAGTTGCTTTAACTACTGCTGGTAAATCAGGACTAGGTTCAAAGCCGAAATAATCAGGTATTTCTACATGAAATCCTGTACCACTAAACCATATACGAATATGTTCATCTGGTATATCTCTACTTGTTAGATCATCTATAAAATAGCCTAATCGGCTCAATAAATGGTCTCCTGTGTCCTTTTTCTTATCTATATCAAAGGTAAGCTTATCTAGAGCATAATAACCACGATAAGAGCGTATTGTACCTTTATCTCTAAAATGTTCTATAGCAGAATCATCTAGTAAGAATAAGCTACGATACAGCTCTGTCTCGGGTTTTATGTATTTATTCAGATCTTCAACGGGAATAACTATACCTCGATTAGAAACACTGCCTACGGCTAGTTCTATTACTCGGTTATTATTTTCCATGTTGTCTCCGTTTTACTATCTGTTACTTCTTTTATTTGATCAATATCCACCTTAACATATTTCTCTTCTTGTCTAATCTTTCTCCAAGCTCTTGAATATGTTGATGGATTATGGATTTTATCATAGTAAAGCTTACCATAGTTAACCAATTCACTTTCCAGTTCATGACTAGCTACAGTAAGCTCTCCTGATTCAATCCTTTCTTTTAACCAAAGCAGGATTATCTCTTCGCAAGTTGGTGTTCTCAACTATACAGGGATATCTTTAACTTCATCAAACTCTTGAACATCAAAACTTCCCATGCCTTCCTCATTACTGAGATAATCCTTTACATAGTTGTTCTGAACAGCATCTTTAAATGCTGTCTTTAAGTCTTCAGGGTTTGAATCAGCTGCAGCTACTTGCTGCCAGTCTCTCCATCTGTTAGATCCATCTTGCTTTGTTTTAGTAGATTTATAAGATAAACGTTTAAATGTTTGTCCTACTATACCACCTTCTATTCCATCAGGCAATTGATTACCTTGGACTCCACTATTCTTATCTAGCATTACTTTAATACCTAAAGCATCTAGGAATAGTTTAATCTTATAGGCTGTTCTCCAACCTATAACATTACCGCTAACATCATCTACTTTAAATTGACCTCCAATATAGAAATCTGGAAAGAATCCCTTTCCTATATCTAATTTCATATGTAGGCTTATGTCATCTGCTGATGTTTGCCAGCTTTCTTGGACTCCATATTTAATCTCTATTGAGTCTACTTTTACATTTTCTACTGATATGTTGTCACCAGTTCCACCACCAGTGTCAACATCTGATAAGTATTTCATACCCATTATCTAGCTCCTTGTCTTTGTTGATTTGTTATTCCTCTCGCTAATGAACTCTCAGCATCATCATCTATTTGTGCCATATTTAATATAGCAGCAAGAGAATATCTTCTCCCATAAGTGATAGCTGATCCCATAGCTTGAGGGTCTTTCTTTACCAATGGTATATCTAAATGACTTGTGATAAACTGACCTGATTCATGCATTAATGTAGTGCATACTCTACAGGTAGTATCACTTGATTCTGAAAACCATTGTGTTACCGCTAAACCATTCTTTGCTAATGCTTCTTTACTTGCTTCTATAATAGATGCTAAATCAGCATATTTAGACTTAAAGAATGGATTACTAGAGCCTTTCTTAGCACCTGATACTTCAGCTTGAACTTTACATAAAGCTTTAGCAAGCTCACTGATTTGTTCAGACTGAATAGGTGTATGATGGCTCCTATGATTATTAGTAATTGTATTTATATCATTCATTTTCTAGCTCCTTAATGTACTTTATTTTTAACTAATTCTTCAAACAATTCTTTAGCTTTTCTAGGTTTAAAATATAAATCTCTTTCTATTTTCATACCCATAGGTAGCTCAAGCTCTTTTAATTCATTTAAATCAAAAGAACCTACCTCTACTGCAAATAAATCTACGATTCCCCAGCAGTAATTATCTTCAGGTGATTTATTCATTAAATACCAAGTTCCTTGTCCTACAGGATTAAAGAACTTAGCTACAACATTTTGATCCATATCAGATCCTAAGTCGTATTGTTTTTCTGCTTTAGTTTTTATTTCTTTTGTTAGTAGTTCCATGCGTTCTCCTTATTCTTGTTTATATATATTTTAATAGCTTTAATTGCAAATATCAGTGCTGCTATATACATAACTGACTTTACAATATAAAGTATATCAAATAATATCGTGTCCATGTCTGCTCCTTTAGTTATTATGTAAAAAAAAGAGGACATAGCGTATTATGAGACTTAACATCTCTACACTGTCCTCTCTTTTATTTTGCCTAAACCCTATCTCTGCTATATAAGCCTTCGATGGATTGGTTACTTTTCAGGTATTAGGACTTATTTTAATCGAAGAACCTGTCAGGATAATTTACTTGCATACAATTATCTTCCATTTCTCCATCTCTTGCAAAAGCTTTACCTTCAAACCCCATACCTTCTTCGGTATATTCTAAGGTAAACTTTAACAATCTATACTTTTCAGTAACTTTCTGAAGCCAAGGCGTTGGTGGTGACCAAGCTGTATCAAAGCTGACGTGTAACTCGTTTTCTGTATCATAGTTAGTTTCACTTTCACCAGCATTCCACTTTGTTCCCCAATTATCAATTGACCAGTTGTACCAGTCTTTATGACCGTACATCTTTTCATTTAATAATGCTTTCTCACCTTCTTCTATTTCAGATTTAGTTACTTCTTTTTCCATAGCTTTAAGAATTTTAAGTCTTTTAACATAAGTATCGTCTCCTTTCTTAAAGCCATAATGTTTAGGAGCAAACTGATATCCAGCTATTTTATCTATTTCTGTATAGTCGTCTTTAGTTTTAGCTAATAGATATGCAATTGCTCTATCTGTTGTTGATCCTGACGTTATTCTTAATGATTCAGGCATAGGCACTGCTCCATTAAATGTTAATACTTGTGTATCATTATCTTCACCTAGATCTCTGAAGTTTTCTTTCTTAAATCTTAACAGTTCAGCTTGAGCTTCTAATTGATTTTTTTCAATTTCTTCTGGATCTTTACTCCATTCACCTTCAGCTTCTACTGTTAAATTATTATAGCACCAATTTGGCATATCATTTCTCCTTATTTTTGTTATATTCTTCTAATTCTACTTTATTGTAGCAATCTAGACAACTTGCACAAAACTCCCATTCATCATAATGATCATCTCCATAATGCTTATAAAGTATAGGTTCTCCACAACATTCTGTTACTATCATAGTATTCCTCCTTTTTAATTATTAGCAATTCCTGCAACTTCCAGCCAGGCAATATGCATACCATATGTAAACAAACAAGGACAGTCTCCGAACTGTACTGTTTTGATTTGTGTAAATAACGGCGTATTTACAGGAGTTTTTATGCTATTGCTAAATCTTTGAGACGAACCATAGTTATTTCGTGGCCAGTATGAGTGATCTTCATGTCGTCTCCGTACACATTGATAGAGTTACTGTTAGCTGCTGGCACAGAGCTCATCTTTGTCTATCTAGTACATTAGACCTTACCACCTGACATTATTCCGCCTTTACGATACGGTGCCTTGTGTTGGTCATAAGTTTAATCTTTGGGGAGCGACCTTTTTATGTTACTCAAGCTTGTAACGCCCACTCCCTCGGCTTCATTTATGAGAGCCTCACATATTCCTCTCAGGACATTTAATATGGATTGAACATTTCCATAACCTTTACAGGCTTATCTACAGGACCAGTTATTGGCTCTCAATTTATAGAAAAGCTTTTTTTTCGTTTAATGGTAGTGCTTAATGTCTGTCCGCTACTAGTAACAGATTTGTATAATACCCTTATAAAACTAGTATCACTTGGGATTTACATAAGCGTTTCGTTCATCAAGTTCCTGGAATAAACTTAGTGTAACTTCTCAGGACTGCCACTAAACTAGTTACATACTTTTCTAATTTAATTGGGAAGTATCTTTTCGACGAGATATTCCTCACAATCAATCAATTAATGTATTTTTATTTTAAATTAGTTAATTAATTGTTTAGCATTACTTCCCAAACTTGTATATAATTCTAGAACCTAGGCTGTCTGAAGGAGAATCCCAGGTTATGCCACGCTAATGGCTTATAGACAATTTACCTAGCTCGTAGATATTCATCTCCTGGTTTAAGTTTCTGTGGCTGCTCGTGAAGAACTCTGAATCGAATCCATGGCTTACTATTCAGTTGAAGTTTCGTGAGTGCATTTTCCTCGCTTAAACCTGTCTTCATACTTAACATTATAAAACCAGCTTGTCAAATACTGGGCTAACATATAACATCTTGTATTATTACACAAAAAAAAGAGAAGACTTTCGTCCACGGGACTTGCCCATGAGGCTTTTAGCCTTCTCTTTTCTTACTCACATCTACGCTACAGCCGCTCGATTATGTTAGTGTAGCTCATTACGGTACCATTGGCGACATCAATGATGTGAATTTTTGCCTTCTCCTAAGATCCTTTTAGATGCTCTATTAAAGCATCATGTTCTGCTTTAGCTTGATTTCTTAAAGCTATTCTTTTCTGTCTTTCTTCATTCTTTCTTTTTAATCTATCCTTTACTATATAAGCGTCTCTTAAATATTGCATTACAGTTAGCTTATCTACATTACGATAGTTTTCTAAATCATAGCCCATTTCATAGCCTACATCTTCAAGCCAATCAATCAGAAAGTCTTTTTGTTTTCCCATACTATCTCCTTTTATTTCTGCCATAAGCATCAAATAAGTTAGCTTGACTACCTTCCCAAAATTCGTAGCCTTGTTTTTTCATTTCTTCTACCGTTTCTTCAGTTAGCAGCATTGTTACCCAGTTTGAAAACTTATTACCTCTGTATTTGTAGCGTTTCTTCACTTAAAATACTGGTAATGTTTCTGATTCACCTACAGCTAATGCTCCACCGTCATTTCCTTCGTCATCTGCCATAGGAAATATCCAAGTTCCGTCATCTAGCTTTAAACAGACTGGTCTTGAATGCCAGCCTATACCTTCTGACTCACCTTCAGTCATCCATTCTATTGCTACTATTTTCTTATTTAATAGAAGTTTATCTGCTTTCTTACGCCAGTATTGATGTGCATCTTTACTCATTATCTTTCCTCCCTATTAGTGTATTTACTATAACTACAATAGCGTCTGAAAAATCTTTAATAGTGCTTTTATATTCGTCTAGTAAGTCTTCAACAGTTCCTTTTAAAAGCACTTTTCTTTCGTTATTTCTTACGCACATTAATGATATCCATTGCTCGTCATTAGCTGTTCCAGCTATTTCGTCATCATACTCTTCAGGACCTTCTGATTTAATAAGATCGCTTATTTTTACTTTGTATTGATCTTTATATTTAAAACAACTTAATATTTCATCAATATTTATATAAGTTCCACTTTTATCTTCAACAAGTTTCATTAATCTGTGCTTATAAATCATTATCTTTCCTCCTCATTAGTTTCCAATTACCTTCCACTAGTAGTTTATGTTCTATTTTATGCATAACATCAAGTAATGATAGCTCACCGTCTTCCCATAAATCTTCAGCAGGTACTTCTTCCCATTTATCTGCTTCATCTTGAAGCTTATGCAAAAGCATGTCTTTATCAAGTCTTATTTTTTCTTCAGGACTCATTATTTTCCTCCTCATAGCAGTTTATACAGATCATTGTAAAGTCATCATAATCATGAACTTCTTCAATATCTGTATCTATAAATTTATCACAACCAAAACAATATATTATACTCATAACTCCTCCAATTTATTATGTAAATAAAAGAGAGCAGACACTCACTTGGAGTGTTTATACTATGACTGATATTGTATAAGGTAGGTTAGAATGTCTGCTCATATTTCTCTTACTTAACTGTTTTAACTATTACTTCTACTGTGCCTTTAAGCGTTCTCATTGCATCAAGGATCTTGTTTAATTCTATGGTAGATATGTTATTAGCCGTATGCATAACTTCACCTGTATAGGTGTTTATTACTTGTATATCATGCTTTGGACGATTCGTTACCTCTCTTACTACCTTAGACCCTATGAAACCAACTAAATTTAACGCTTTACCTAAAGCCCAGCCTAATTTACTTACTGCCCTCGCTGTTGTTGCTTTCATCATTTATCTCCTTCTGTTGATTTTTGAACTTTTTAAAGTCTTCTTTACTATTTTTATAGTAATCTAAAACTTCCATGATCTTATCTACAGGAATTGGCATTTGTTTAAATGTTACCGCTTCTGCACTATAATCTATATATGCAATTTCTTCGTTTCTAGTTACGCTATAATTTAAAACTAGTCCATTATCATTAAATGATACCAGTGGTTTATCATTACTTTTGTCGTTCATATTCACTCCTTTTTAGTGTGTTAATTTACAAATTTACAGCCGTATTTACAATGTAATTTATCTCATTGTCAGAGGCTTTAATTGCTGTATCTCTTATATACATTACAGCATCCTTTTTCCCTAATCCAGCTTTTTTACAAAACCTATCAAATATATCAATAGGTATCTCAGCTGTATAGTTTATTACTATCTTTTTCATTCTTCATCCTCCTCAATTTCGTATTCATGTGTATTATCTTGCATCCAGTTTGTCCAGCAATCTCCATTTCCACATAACATATTCTCTGTATCATATTCATATGTGTAATAGTTTGCATAGAATACATCTGTAAGCTTTTCATCACAATAATAACATTTATATTTACTCATCTTGATCTCCTCGCTTTGCTTCAGCTTCTTCATATATTTCTTCTGAAATATTCTTTAACCAAGTTATAGGCTCTTTTATATGGCTTATAATAGAACATACTGTTTCTTCAAGCCTATCTAATCGCCTTTCTATATCACTTTCAGATTCTTTTTGATGATTAAGCTCTACCTCACATTGATTTAAATCTTCAAATAAATCTTGTATTTTTCTTAATAATTCCTTTCTAGTTTCATACATAATTACACTCCTTTCTTTAGTTATGTTATTACAGGATAAATGTAATAACATAAAAAAAAGAGAAACTATAGAGTGGCTTTTTACATCATGGCTCTAAATAATTAGGCATAGCTGAATACACCACTCCATAGTTGTAAAGAGAGAGACCACGCTTGCTAGTCCGCCACATTTGACTAGTTTTGTTCGGCAATTTTCTAACGGATGGTGGTTTTAGCCGTAACTCTCTCTTTAAATATATACTAAAAAAGAAAGAGGACATAAGTCCTCTCTCTTAAAGCGATTACTTAGCTTGAAGCATGGTAATCAGATCGTTTGATAACTCTGATGAATTATCTTGCTTAAACTGCATATAAGCAATAAAGCCTTGATTAGAAGATGTAGCTCTGAACTCCCCTTGGCATTTACTTAGCTTATAATGCTTGCTAGCCATAAGTTCTGTCCAACCCTCATCTTTCTGATAAACTGCGAAATTAGCCTCTGGATTCCAAGGTGTATCAGGTGTAGCCTGAAAATCCCTATTATTAGATGCTATTTCTCCAACTTTCTTAAACCATAGTATTTTCATATGAAACACTCCTTATTTAGTTAGTTATTAACAACATACAAACAAGAGAAGATGCTAGGTTTTAATCCTTTTCTTCTTGATTGAATATTGAAAAGACAACTTGGGCTATTAATAATGCACCAAGATATATCATTAATAAGCCTACTAGAATTGAAAATGCCAGTCCCATTTTTTTCTCCTTTAGTTTTAAAGGGAGGCTTTTACACCTCCCATTATATTTAACTTATCCAATGATTCATAATATCTTCTTCTACACAATCATCACATATTAATGTATCATCGTTATTACTGCTTAAAATCTCTGATTTACACATATTATAACATTTACTGCATTCTTTCCAACTATTTATATAATTAGTAATTTCATCTCTTAAATCTTTCATATTACACTCCTTTTTATTTACTACAAATAAAAGAGAAAATAGTATAGGTTTATATGATTTTCACACACGGGCAGTTTTATAACTTACACTTTTTACATAAGTAAATCACTTTACTTAAAACTATGTCTAGTATGTGCACATCTGCACAAAAAGCTACAGTCCCCCCATTCTCCTATACTACTATCTCTTTAATTACACAAAAGAAAGAGAACATAATATAGATATTGTTCCTAGTTTCATTAGTCTTCCCTATCTACATTATAATGTTCCCTTTTAATTACACAAAAGAAAGAGAACATCGGTTAAAATGCTCTCTCTCTATATTATATGCAGTCTTGGTATAGCTCATAAGCTTGAAATAACATGAAATCATTATTAGGATTTTCATCTAAGAATATTAGTGCATCTATATGTTTCTGTTTCCAAGCCTCAAATTCTAAAGTCTTTCTTTCTTTGAGCATTATCCAATGTGCTTTTATTTGTTCTTTATTCATAATATCTCCTATTTATCATAAAGAAAAGAGAACACCCTATATAATAGGATGCTCTCTAATAAGTTATCTACGGCTATTAATTCTGATATGTTGAACTGCCATATCATAGTTAGTAAATACTTTCTCTGCTAATACATCTCCATGATTGTCAATATGCTGTACAACATATTCCCAATTATAATAACTATCTGATTCACAGAATTGAGTGATAAGATTAAGTGTCATAGCTTTTACTCCTTATTTGTTATATCATATCATAAAAAAAAGAGAACACCCTTTATTAATATTCGTGTTGTACCTCACTCAATTATCTACACTATACAAAGGAAGCCTTCCACCGTCGGCTCTTGTAGTAAAAGATGTTCTCTCTCATAAAAAAAAGAGAACACCCTCTAAATAGGATGCTCTCTTATTGATATGATTAAAAAGGCTTTTCTGTCCAACCCTCATCTTTAGGAACTGAGGTAGGATTATCATCTTCTTCTACAGGATTATTATCTGTATTATATTTCTCAGCTAATATCCTTCCCTGTCTCTGACCTTCTTCAAATGCATACCTACATTCTTCAATATTTCTGCCTATTGACTTAGCAATATAGCATTTAAGATTATGTAACATAGTTACTCCTTTCTCACATTGTGAGGTTAATTAACATAAAAGAAAGAGAACACACATAAGTATGCTCTCTATCTATTACCCAATCGTTACCTCATACCACATTTCTCCATTTTCTACTGGATTCTGTAAGCTTTTCATCACAATTATGTGTAAAGGCTTAGCACTTAGACCAGGAAAATCGCTGTTGTTATTAGATAGCACGATAGAATTTAGTATGTCTGATGTACACATTAAAGTATACTCATTTAATTGAATCATAATATATCTCCTTAGTTTTTATCATATCATAAAGAAAAGAGAACATCGTAAGGATGTCCTCTATCTATTAATCTATTGTGTTGTAATCGTCGCAGTAATCATCAAAGATGCAATCAACACATCTATCGTTGTTGTGTTCTGCTTCGTGTTTACAATTCTTAGTGCTACATTTCTTCATGGTATTATCTCCTGGATTATGTTATTATATCATACAATAAAGAGAACATACTCTCTGGTATGTGTGTGGATTTCTAAATAAGTATGTGTGTGTCTTATGTATAAGGGATACTGTGAGTGTTTAGGTTACTTATATGTTTACACACCTCATTCTTCCCACGGTAGAGGCTGAGCGACAGCTCAGGGGGGCCGTGCTGGAAGATGGGATGTGTGGGTGGGGCGATAAGGTTGAATAGGTTGAACTGAATGGATTGAACTCAACGGAATCAACCTAGGCAACCGTAAAACATAGGGGGGTACCTAACCTCACTCTTTAACACATCCATTCTGAAATAACTTTTTAAATTATACTCTCCTTTGTATATTAGAGTATGGATTATGATCGTTTCGATATAACATTAGGTAAATTCCTTAAGATGAATGAAGTTGAAAAGGAAGATGTATACGATAAGATCATGGAAGACTTTAAGTTATATGAAGCAGAACGTAAGATAGTATCTGCTATAATACAGAAAAAATTAAGTGAAATGTCTAGGGAGAGTGAGGATTTACATTAATATGTATATATAATAAACTTAAGTATTATAACTTAAGTGTAGGAGACTAGGGTAATGAGAATATATTTAAGAAAGAACAAAGAAGCTTACGATAGAGGTAGAAATGATAAGACAAGTACAAATAATCCTTTATGGCAGGATATTGTTGTACTTAATGGTAAAAAGTTCTTATTTAAGGCTTGGCCTTTCAATACTAAATGGGGTAAGCAAGATCTATTGATAAATATGGAGGTGTATGGACAAGATAAAGAGAAAGGTTAATGGAATTAATAAACTATACCATGTTTATCACTACACAGAAGAACCTAATGTTAAGTATAAGCATTGGCGTGATGTAGATAAAGGGGAATATGGTATTAGTGATGATGGATATATAGGTGAATGCTTATCTAAAAAGGTTTATACCGATAAGAAAGGTAGAACTAAAACCTATATAACCATGTGTTATGGCGTACAATGGGGTAGCCCTAACGCTAGATTGTTATATGAGCCTAATAAAAAGGCAGGTATATACAATCAAGTTAAGCCCAGGACTTGGAAAGAACGTGAAGCTGGGAAAACTAGGACTAAAAACGTAGTTACTGCGTATGTTCAGCAGTTATTATCTGATAGTAAGGTAGATTTTACTAAATTAGGTAATATATACCGTCCTGATCAGGCTATTCCTGAAGCGACAGTTAGAAGATTGTTAAAACAAAAGGAAATACAGACTATGGTAGAAAAGAAACTAAGTGAACTACTTACTAATAAAGGTGTTACTAAGGAAATGGTAGTTGATTTGCATTTGAAAGCTTTAGAAATGGCTGAATCAAAGGCAGATGTAAGTAATTTCTTAAGAGCTACAGAAAATTTTATGAAAATGTTAGATATGGAGCCAAATAAGAAGATTACTACAGATACACTGGAGATTGACTATACTAAAAAGATAGAAGATGCTATTGCTCAAGAAGATAAGCGAATGAAGCTATCTAGAGCTACAGAGGAAGTAGATGTCGAATCTGCACAGTAAATTAAAAGACAATATGATACTGTTTGGTAAAGTTATCATGAATAATATGTTTTCTGCACCTTCTCCAGACTTTCATTATGATATATCGAAAGAATTAATGGATAAGAATCAGAAACAAGTTAATATCATAGCACCAAGGGGACATGCTAAGTCCTCTATTGTTGGTGGTGTATTTCCGTTATGGCATCTAATGTATGATAAAGGTCCTAAATTAATAGTGCTAGTATCTAGAACGCAAGATCATGCTATTAAACTATTGGGAACAATTAAAGATTGTATGGACTATTCTAGTGAATTTAGAAGCCTTTATGGATATTGGGGAATTAACTCTGCTCGTTCTTGGCAGAAAGCTGAGGTAGAGTTAAAAGATGGATCTATGATTATATGTAAAGGTACTGGTCAGCAGCTTCGTGGTATTAAGCATGGTAACCAAAGACCTACTTTAATTATAGTAGATGACCCTGAAGATGAGAATAATACTAAAACATCAGAGTCAATGGAGGCTAATTTAAGATGGTTGCTGCAATCTGCTGTACCATCATTAGATCCAAAGAGAGGGAGAATAGCAATTATTGGAACTCCTATCCACCAGAGATGTATGGTAGAAACATTAAAAGAAATGGATGGATGGAAGAATATGCTATTTAAACCCGATTTAAATAAGAAGGTTGCATTATGGGAAGAATGGCAGCCTATTGATAAATTAATTCAAAAGAAGAAAGAATTAGAATCTATAAATCGTGTTAGTGTGTTCTATAGAGAGTATTTATGTGAAATAGTAGGGGATGAAGATCAATTATTTAGGGAGGAGTATATCAAATACTGGGATGGAGAACTAAAGAGTATTGACGATGAGCATTACTTGAGGTTTAATGATGAGAGGAAGGAAAGTATTCCAGTAAAGATATTCATGGGAGTTGATCCTGCTTCATCTACACGTCAGACAGCTGACTTCTCGACAATCGTAACGGTTGCTGTTGATAAAGATAATAATCGTTATGTTTTACCTTATTACCGAAAAAGGGCGACTCCCATGGCCTTAGCCGATTCTATTATAGAATATTTTAAATTATATAAACCTGATAAGGTTCGTATAGAGTCAGTTGGCTACCAGGAGATGCTTAGGGAGTATGTAAAAGCTAAATGTGATGAGCAGAATTTATTTATTCCAGGCTTAGAAATAAAAGAAAATCCTAGAACATCTAAATCATATAGGTTAGAAACTATGGAACCATACTTTGCACAAGGTAAAGTTCATATTAAAAAGAATATGCAGGAATTAAAAGATGAACTACTACTATATCCTAGAGGTAAACATGATGATTTACTTGATGGATTGTATTATGCTACTAAAAAAGTATATATACCTACTCATAAAAAAATAGAACCTGAGATCAAAAAGCAAATGGAAAAAGAGTCAAATACCCCTGAAGACTGGCTTTTAGCATAAAATAATACTATATCTTGTATTTTTTTCTTGGTTGATACTATATTTTGTTCCTATCTTATATAGTTTATATATAATGAGGATAAATGCCACAAGAAAAACATCCTGAAGTAAAGATAACTCAAGACTTATTAGATGAATATGCATCCGCTCGTTCTGAGTGGGCAAAGCAAGCCGTAGAAGATAACGAATTTAGAAATGGAAAACAATGGGAGGAAGATCAGGTCAAGACTCTTCGCAGTCGTAGACAAGAGCCTATTGTTGTTAATGTTATTCATTCTGCTGTTGAACAAGCTAAAGCCATGCTTACATCTAATAAGCCCCGTTTTCAGTCTACTGCTAGAGAAGATTCTGATGTTAAGACTGGAAAACTATTTTCTGATCTATTAGCTTATATATGGGATGCATCTAATGGTGATGTAGTTCTAAAACAAGTTATTGATGATTACTATGTTAAAGGTATGGGATGTATGATGGCTTATCCTGATATGATGTGTGATTACGGTAAGGGAGAAATCAAGCTTCGTGCCGTAGATCCAATAGATTTATACTTAGACCCTAGCTCAAGAGACCCTTTCTGCAGGGATTCAGCTCATATAATCGTAGGTAGAAAAGTCATGGAATCTCAACTTCTAAATCAATACAGCGATTATTCTGACATAATACAAAGCGCACAAGAAACTAGTTACCTTTCTCAACCTTCCACAACACGTTTCGGGCTTTTCGATGAGCAAGTTTCACCTAAAGATAGGGTCTCGTCTCAACGTGGTCAATTAAATGACGATAGAGAATTAGAGATCATGGAGAGATATACTAAGGTTAAGCAAATGTATTTTAGAGTATGGGATCAATATGCTCCTGAAGAAAGAATATTAAATGAAGAGCAATTAGGAGAATATCAATTAGAACCATATTTTTATATCCAAAGACCTGGAGAAGATAAAGGTGAGTATGTTACTAATAGAAATAAAGTAAGTGACTTATATAAAGTATTTGAAAAATTTGTTACTGGTGATGATTATTATGTTGAACTACATCAAGCTAAAAATCCTCAAACAGGTGAAGTATTTCCAGCTAAAGGATTAAGTAAAGATAATCCTAATGCTGTTCCTGGAAGTGATTATAAATTAACTTTAGGAAAGAAAAAAGATTTATTAGACTATGATATATTAGTATTATCTGAAGTAGAAGTAACTAATATAAGATGTATTGTATCAGTTGGTGATGAATTACTATTTGATTACGTTAAACCTATAGAAGATTATCCTATAGTAACATTTATGAATGGTCATAATAGAAATCCATTCCCTATTTCAGATGTAAGATTAGTTAAAGGTTTACAACAATATATAAATAAAATAAGAAGTTTAGTTATAGCCCATGCTTCCTCATCTACTAATGTAAAATTACTTATTCCTAGAGGTTCTATGAATAAAAAACAATTAGAAGAAGATTGGGCTAAAGCTGGTACAGCTGTAATAGAATTTGACCCAGAACTTGGGCAGCCTATAGTAGCTGGTCCAGTACCATTACCTAATGAGTTATATAAAAATGAAGCAGATGCTAAGGCTGATATTGAAAGAATCCTTGGCTTATATGCTATGATGCAAGGTGATGTAGGTGCTAGTCCTCAAACATATAAAGGGACTATCGCTATTGATGAGTTTGGGCAAAGAAGAATTAAATCAAAACGAGATGATATAGAAGGTGGATTAAATCAAATCTGTAAAGTTGTTGTTCAATTAATACAATGGACATATACAGATGAAAAAGTAATTCGTTTACTTAATCCAAATACTGAAGCTAAGAGAGTTGCTATCAATGAACCATTATATGATGAGATAACAGGTGATTTTCTAGGAAAATTAAATGATGTTACTGTTGGAAAGTATGATGTAGTTGTTGTTTCAGGTTCTACACTACCATCAAATAGATGGGCTCGTTTTGAATATTATATGGAACTTTACAAAAATGGAATTATAGATCAAGTAGAAGTTCTAAAACAAACTAATGTAGCAGATGTTGAAGGGGTTCTTAATAGAGCATCCAGAGAATCTAAACTCCAAAGTCAAATTGGTGGGCTTCAAGAGCAAATCAAAAAACTTAAAGGAGATCTTCAAACTGCACAAAGAGAATCTACACACGATAAAAAACGTGTTGAGGTTAAAGAATTTGAAGTTAAACTGGCTAAAGCTGAAGCGAAAGCTGAAATGGCAGCTCAGTTATTCAAAGCGAGAACCAATGACGAACTTAGTAAACTGAAAGGTCATACTAAGGAAATGGAGCAACTTGAAGAAAAGCAACTCAAAGAAGCTCGTAGGTTAATTGGATTCGAAGAATGATGTTGCTGATAATAACAAACATCGGAGAAAATAATGGATGACATAATAAATGTAGGCAATGCTGCTGAAGCTCCCGTACAAAACGCAAGTATACCTGTGAATAATCCAAGTGTACCTGTTGACGCAGGAAATGGTGGTTTGGCATCACCAATGGGAAACGACGCAATTGCTAATGAAATGGGTGGTAGTAAAGCTGCTGGATGGCCAACTGGTCAAACAACAGAAGTAGAGCCTCAAGCCCCTGTTGAATATCAACAGCAGGCAGAACCAAATGTTCTAGATAATCTATCACACGAAACTCCTGCAAAAGAAGATCCTCGTAGATTTGAATACTGGCAAAGTCAAGCAGACAGAATGAGGGGTGAGAATCAAGCTATGCAACAAGAACTTAATGGAATTAAGGAATATCTTGCTGCTAGAGAAAATCAATCGCCCTCCAATCCACAAGTTCAAGGTTCCCCTGTGCCAACAGGAAATCCTGAAACTGGATTGCAGGCCCCTGTCCAACCGACAAAACCTAGTAACTATAACGAGGTCGATGCGTTTAATGACCCTAACAGTGCTTCTTTTCAATATAGAAATGCAATGGATAACTATCGTGATGATGTTACAACCTTTGTATTGAATAGAGAGCAAGCACGTGATCAACAAAGAATGGAAGAGATGCGAATACAGCAAGATAATATGGTAAATCAACAAGCTTATACCCATGCTACAAATAATTATGGATGGGATAATAATAAAGCTAATGATTTCGTTCAATGGGCTCGCAATCCTCAAAATGTTACTGTTGACCACTTAGCTAAACTCTATGAACTTGAAAAGAGAGGAGTTGATCCTCAAGCTGAACAAAGAACGCAAGAAATGCTTAGACAGAAAGAAAGAGCTCAGATACCGAGAACTGCACAAGTTGCACCTTCTCAACCTGTACCTCAAATGACTGATGAACAAGCATTTAGTGCAGATTTGTTACAGCATAGCAGTAAACCTAAAAGATAAAGGAGTAGCAAAAAATGGCTGCAACAGAAAAAAAGTTAGGTGCGTCGGGTGTTCTATATACGGATAGACGGGATTTCTACATCGATCCACAAGTTACTAAAGAACTTTGGACAGATGTAAGTCCTTTTACAACTGTAATATCTAATAAAGAAACTCGACAAACCAATGACCCATTGTTCAAAATGTTTGAACATAGAAACCCATGGGTTAAACAACACTTCTCAAACAATTCAGATACAGAAAATCTAACACCAGATGCTGCAACTGACACAACAATAACTGTAGACGGAGTTACTAACATGTCTATGGATGATAGTGCAGTTGGATATGTGTGTGAAGCTTGGGATAGTACGGAATCTACTAAACATGCGGTATTTGTAATTAAATCAGTTACAAATGCAACAACAGTAGTAGTTGAAACATTATGGACTAGAACTGGCTCAGCGCTAGCGATGGTTGATGATGATATATATATAGTAGTAGGTAATGCACACGGTGAGGGTGGTTCAGCCCCTGAAGCGTGGTCTGATGAATTGCAAGTAGTTTGGAACTCTTGTCAGATTTTCAAAACTCCATTGCAAATTACAGGCACATTACTACAAGCTGCTTTACGTGGCGAATCATCTGAACTAGCACGATTAAGATTGCAAAAATCTCAAGAGCATAAAATGCAAAAAGAAAAAGCATTCTTATTCGGACACAGATATGGTGGAACTAATCTTGGTGACAACTTAACTGGTGCTACTGATGATGCATTCGCTGATGGTGGTTCAACAGATGCCGCTGGTAACTTAATCAGAACTACATACGGTATAGTTAAAGCTGTTGAAGACTTCGGTGCTTCATCTGGCGATAACCAAAGCGTATTTACTGTAGATAGCTCATATGGTTACAATAACTTTGTAGACGATATGGAAAAAGTTTTCCAATACGTTCCTGAAGTTGGTGTTAAGAGAGCTTTCTGCGGTGCTGGTGCGTTAGGTTACTGGTCTAAAATGGCTGGTGCTTCTGGTATGGCTGGAAACTCTGGTTGGACTGTTAATCTATCTGACATGAAACGTGATAGCTTAGGCTTCAATTATAGAATACTTGAGACTCCTCACGGAATCTTACAGTTAATCCCAACGCCTGCGTTGAGAGGACCTTATAACAAGTATATGCTAGTTGTTGACGATAGCAATCTATTCCATGCACAGTACAGATCTCAAATGTACCAAACTAATATAAAAACAGATAATGCCTTTGATGGAGTTAAAGACCAATACTTCTCTGATGAAGGAATTGGTATTAGCTTAATCGAATCACATAACCTGTTTAAAATAACAGCATAAGGGGGTAGCAAATGGCTAGACCTTATCTAGGTGGTACAAGTGCAGCTATCAAAACGATAACTTCCGATAGTACTTTAACACCAGCTGATTCTGGAAAAACTATTCTTATGGGTGCAAATGGTGTAGATATTACACTCCCATCTGCAGCTTTAGGTTTAGAATTTCAGATAATTCAGTCAGCAGATTACTCTACTGCAGTATGTACAATAATACAAGCTGCAGCTACTGAGGATTTTTATGGAGCTGTTTACGGCTCTACTCAAGGAGAGAATGCTGCAACTGACGCTGATGTTGGAGCTGCTTCTAATACAAAAATAACCTTTTCATCTGCTTCTTTAAAAGGAGATAGAGTTAGATTAATATCTGACGGAACAGGTTGGTATGTAGAAGCGTTTGTTCAAAACTATGCTGGAATTACATTTGATGACTAAATAGTTTTACAGAACTAGGGGCAGGTCAATAAAAGACCTGTCCCAAATCTGTTTTAACAATAAAGGAGAGTAGAACACATGGCATGGGGTGCCGTAACAAATTTTAAAGATAGACTTAAAGATATTATAGCTGCATATACAGGAGCTGCAGGCGGTATAGCTGATAATGATGATAATGCTATACAGCAATGGCTTTTAGATGGATGTTATGATGTTATAGAGAAAATGAAAGTTTTTGATATAGCATCTGTAGAAGAATTTGTAATTAGAAGTAGTTCATGGAATGATGGAACTGCTCAAGATTTAGATGAAGTCAGAGATGTTACTAGTGTAGAAAGAAATGGATATCCTGCAAGACCTGTATCATTTACTTTAAGAAAAAGAATTATAGACTCAGATAGCATACATTATGCTACAGAAAAGGATCCTGTATTTTATATAGGTCCAGATTCAGCAAGTAGAAAATTAGTATTAAAACCAGATGCATCAGGTGGTGAGCTTGGATATTATTATTACATACCTGATTATGCTATAACAAGTTGGAACACTTCAACATCTTCTATTGATAATTTTCCTAAAAAATATTATGAACATGTTCTTCTTTACGCAGCTACACGATTATTAGAAAGACATTATTTAGATTTAATTAATGAAGAAGAAGACTTAGAGCTTGCTCAAGGTATACAGGCTGGTATACAGATATTAAAACAAAGATATATAGATATGTTCATGAAACCAAATGCAGGAGTAAGAGAATGAAATTAGGCGAAATGTTAGATGTCTTAAAAACAAGACATACTGGTGTAAGTGAACCAGCTTTAATTAAAATGATTAATAGAGCTATGAATGAAATAGCTAGAGAGTCTAAAATATTAAAAGGCTCTTTTACATTCGCTACTGTAGCTAATCAAAGATATTATGATTTAACTACAAGTAATGGTGAAGAAATAATAGAAATTATATCAGTTGATTATGATGGTAAAGATATACCACGATTAACTGGTAGACCAGAAACGAGGGACTTTTCATAATGTACGGATTTAACGGAAAACCACAACCAATAGGAAGGCATTTTAGCGAACTAAGAAAAGATTCTTGGGATAAAAAATCTGATGGATTTACTAAAGAGTTAAGAAATTTAGGTATAGATCCAGCGGCTGGGCAAGATGATTTGTGGGAAATTTATGATTACGCAAAAGCAAATCTTGCTGGAAAAACTAAAGAGCCAGCTAACCCTAAATTTAAAGAAGTTTTAAAAGTTTTAGATAAATACTACGATTCGTGGAATTAGGAGAATAATATGGCTGACGCAACTAGAGTATATTGGGTAGAAAGAGGACAGATAGCTATCGCTACCTCTAATGATTATTTTAATACATTTACTTCACCTACTGAAGTTAAAACAGTTAGAGTATATTGTGTAAAAAGACCTAATCAGTTCGCTATTACATCTGATATAGATTATACACAAACTACAGATTTACATGATGATTTTCATAATGCTGTATTATATAAGGTAAGTCAATGGTTACATGAAACTAATCCTGAAACATTACAAGTAGCTCAATATATGGAAGTTCAATATGATAAAGAATTAAGTAAAGCTAAGAAAATGGCTAATACAGAAAATATTAATGGATCTGTAATAATAAGAGGATATGATTACTAATGAGTTGGACTGAAGATAATAATATTACAACTACTTGGTATGAAGATAGATTTAAAAGTTTAGAAACTCAAAAATTTAATGAAATAGAAAAGTTATTTAATATGATAGAATATAAATTCAATGAAATAGGTTTAGCTAATAGACCTACAGAAGATGCATATATATCTACAACATGGAGTGAAGATTAATGGGAACATTAACATCAGGTCCAGTTAAGGACGTTTATCAAAAATTAGTATGGTATAATACATCTACTAAAAAACTAATGTATACAGATGGAGCTGATGCTGACGCTGAAGTAGATGACGCTAAAATATCTGGAGATTTAACTGTTACTGGAGGTAAAATAACCTTTGGTAATGGAGAGGTTGTTCATAATGAAGCTGATGGAGCAGTCACTATATCTAGCCCTCAATTATCTTTAGCCTCTACAAGTGGAGCAGGTATATTTGCTGTATTAGCAGCTGCGGGTAATGATTCAAAGATTGCTTTATACGACAGTAGTAGTATTAGATGGAGTATGGGGCAAGATCAAAACGATTCAGCTAATTTAAAATTTGATTACGCCAATGCTACAGTTGGTGGAGCTACTAAACTTACTTTAGATGGTAGTGGAAATTTAACTGCATCAAATTCTCTAGTAGTAGGAAACGCTACTTTAACAACAAGTGAGCTAGATTGTTCTAGTGGA